GTAAAAAATCCCATTATTGATTGTGACTGTTGCCCCACCTGCAGTTCGCAAAGTTGCGGTAGTACGAATTATTCCACCATTCCATAAGAATGTAGAGCTACCACCAAACGAAATCCCAAAGGTATTATACATTTGCCCACTCGTATTCTCGTTAGGTAAATCAATACCTACTCCGACTGAGTATTTATCTTTTCCATTGGCAGTAGTTTTCACACCTAAATTTAATGTGCCTGTTACTGTGAGTGGATGCCCACTACCTGCATTGATCGCTTGCTTCATCACTTGCAAGGTCTCATAGGCAGGATCAATGCTTAGTGTTCCTTGAACCTCTAAGAAATGAGTTGATGCAATTGTATAAGTAGTGTGATTTCCGCGAACTGTAGTAGTCACTCCTGTCACTCCATTCAACCCACTAAGATCAGTGTCAGTCCCTGTTTGCGTAATCTTGTTACTTGCTTCCGAAAAACTCATGCGTAATCCTTTGTAATTGATGCAAGATTACCATCCCCATCGTATGTTAAGGTCTTCGTGAGTGTAGTAACATCAGAGCCGTCTTTTTCTACTACGCTTGTTAGATTACCGCTTGTATATGTAAATGTCTTACCCCCCACTTTTGTTCCCTTACCGCTGTCTGTCCATGTCGTCAGCGCTGTAAGCAGACCGCTTGTGAATATAGGCTCCGAATAATTATCGGATGGGCCGCTGTCTACAACACCATCGATACGATTAGATAGGGACTTTAACTCAGTCCCTATCTTCGTACCGATCTGTGAAAAGATATCGGGCATCCTTAAGCTTAAGCATCAAATGGTGAGTGCTGCTGACCAGCAGCAGGCTCAAAATCAGGCCACAATAATCTAAAGAAGTCTACAGTTAATACAGGACCTGTGTACGCGGATAAATCGTTTTGGATAGAACCGGAGTAGGTATGTATATTAGAATCTGAGCTTATGTAAAAATAACGAGGTACGTAATTTCCCCATGCCATTACATTTTCAAAAAGTCCGTAAATCTCAGTAATACCTTCGTCACTCAGAGCTGAATTTAATGTAAAAGTAGTTTTAGTATACATCCGACTTGGATCGGCGAAATTATGTGTAATCCTAAAATTATTATTAGTACCTGCCCCATCTCCATCATAAACGTGCAATTTACCGTCTTTTACGAATTGGAATCTATCAATAAATGAAGCATGGGAAGATACTGAATCTGTTACTATAGTCGAAGCCTCTACGCCTACACCTGCTACAATAGGTGAAGGACCAGAAAGAACTGAAGTAAGAGCTGCTTCAAAGCTGGCGTAATTACCAAGGTCAATATTGTTAATCTTGATACCGCTGGAATCTGCAACCTTGAGGGCGCTACCTGCGGTGACATCAAGATCCCCGTTAATGGTTTGATTTGCCGCTAAATCTAAAAGCTCTTGCCATACTCCTCCATGAGCGAAGTATCCTCTACCCGTATCATGGACATGTGCAAACATGCCGTGATATGTGGAAGCGCTAGGAAGATCGCCCGCTGTGGGGAATACATTTCCATAGTAAAATTTTGAAGCTGCACCGTCTTTTTCAACAGTCCATGCGCCTTTAGGCTCATCCCATAGAAGTTGAGCATCGGAAAGTTCGGCCCCGGATTCAGTGTATGTGAATATATTGGCTTCACTATCTGATACCCCAGATCCAGAACCTATGGAAAACGATCCTACGGGCTCTCTTGAAGTAGACGTTGTGGTAATCTTACTAGTTATTTGGCCTCCGTAAACAGCTGTACTAAACCCAAAGGCTTTAACACCCTCATTCTCACTTAGATTTCCTGTTGAATCTGGAGTTGACGCAGGTGCAGTATAATTTATGTAAGCAGTAGAAAGGTCTCTATGAGTACCCTGATTCTGCCAGGTAAAAGACATAGAAGTATACCCTGAGTTATTGGTTTCTTGATAATTTGTTCCATCGAAACTGCAGGAGGCTACATTTGCGCCGTTTACTTGAAATCTGATATCTCCGGATCCATCGTTAGTGCTTTGAACAACATCAATGTCTGCATGAATCGGGTGGGTTAATTTTTCTCTCCAGTAATACCCCTCATTATTCGAGCTGAAAAAATTATAATATACACCGGCTAAAGTAAACGATTCGCCGGAGAACGATACAGGCGTGTTTGAAGAAGGCGTACTAGCATCGCCCGATCCAAAAGTTTGTATGTAGGTTTTCTCATCAAAATTAACAGCTTCATAATTATCTAACCAAGTAGAGCTGGGGGGAAACGTAGCTCCCTCTGCTGTAGTAAACCGCGCATCCCAATTGCCATCATAATTACTAGCACCTTGAGGTGCGAAATAGTCCGTTGCGGAGGCCCCGTAGGTGTCATCCATTCTTTTATACCAAACTTGTTTTATGGTTGTCCCTGGAGGTGCACTAAATTGGGCTTCCCAAGTCACATGACTAGAGACCGCCGCATAATCACTTTTAGCTTTTAAATATTTTGGCCAGTATCGTATATCCCGAGAGGGTTCTGCGCCGTACTCATCACTGTAAGGGTTAGTTATGTCAAACACCCACGGCTCAAAATTATGGACACCTGTATAGAATTTATCATTGTTTACTACCGTATCAAAACTCCCGGTTGGTGCAAAAGTAAGACCCGACCAACCAGGTATATTTTTAGCACCAACACTCCAGTTTGAATTTGTCCCATTAAATTTTTGGACTACTGAAAAGTCGGTTACGTCGGCTTTATAAAATCTTTTAAAATACTCTGTATATTTAAAATCTGAAGAGAATTTATATGAAGCATCCAGTTCATCTATAACTGTTAAATTGCCTTGAGCTGTTGTGTTGGCCGCGCTAATTGTAAGACCTGCAACAGCGTCGTTCTTTACAAAAGAGCCTGCATCTAGCCCACGATTAACCGCAATACCACCAGTATCCGTAGTTATGTTACCATCGGCCGCAAGGTTAACCTCAATCATGTTATCCGAGACCTCAACAGTCTGAGTATTAACAATTGTGGTATCTCCTTTGACGATGAGCTCATCTACTTCAGCCCTTTGAGCTCTTAAATTACTAAATACACTGGTTCCATTAGCGTAACTAGCTAGACTAGCTTTAGTAGAGTATGGGCTAAAATCTAAATCATCTACTTTTTGATTAACAACCCCTAAAGATACTACTGTAGCGTAAGGACTAAAATCAATAGTACTTGATACATTACCTAAGCTGACCTTAGTCGCGTAGTTGTCTTTAATGTTTTTAATTTCGGAGCCGACTTTTTCGCCGACTTTACCTAGGATATCTGTTGCTGTGGACATGGTTTTTTAAGTTAAGGTTGTTTCTAAATTGTTTTTAAAAGATTCGTAATTTCCGTACTCAACGCGAATTTCATTCATCGCGGGTTCTTCAATGTATTGTAAATTATTCCAACTGGTAAAACCGTCACCTACTTTTAATCTTTTGTTGGTGATGTCGTATCCAATAATTCCCTGCTGCAAAGCTGGATTCTGCTCAGCCCACTCCTCCGCAGTTTTTGTTACAACTCCTGCGCTAGCTAACTCAGAAAGCTCGGCAAAGCCGGCTTCGTAGGTCGATTTAAGGACAAAAATATCTACAGATCTTCCGACTAAAGCGCCTGCTGCTGCTAGCGAGCTTCCGTCGTCATCTGACTTTGTAGTATTTTGTATGGAAATATCACCAGGCATTAAGTCACGATGATAGTATTGTCAGATAGATCTCCAGGGCCGAACCCCCCAGCATTTTTTGAGAAAGCTCCGTAAGTGTAAGTACCAGCAGTTACATCCTGGTCAATGTATTCCTGAGAAGCACTGGCAGAGCCTACTGCCTCGGAAGAAACAGAAGTTGCGCCAGATCTGAAAGAGTCCATGTCGGCTTCTGATGTGTGATCTCCACTCTTACGATATACCTCAATAGTGTCTATATCGGATACGGTTGCGGGGTTTGTCCAAGTAAGTTTTATGTTTTTAGCCATAGTATTAAATTAGATTACGGTTTTAGTTTGTATACAGATTTGAGGGTTATCAATCGGTTGGCTTTTTACCTAGCTGTTTTTAACAGGAGCAGGCTTACTGGGTAGAACGACAGGTGAAACCTTTGAGTTTTTCAACACCCCGGGTCTGTTCGACAGGCTTATATTGCCTATATGTTTGTCGATAGTCTTTACAGTCTTCATATCTTTTTAATCTTCCATGTTTCTGGGTTTTTAACCTTCGAGTTTTTTACTTCAATCTTCAACGTTTTCTCTGCGAGCGATAGTGGCGAGAGCGTCTCCAACGCGTTGACGACTGCTTTGAGTGCAAGTGTTTCTTCGGCACTGGTGCCAGGATCAAGGAGTTTGGCGAGGTATCTACTTCTTTCTTTTTGAAAGCGTTTTTCAAGATGTATAAAAGCTTCATCGGTCGTTAATCGTTTTAAGTCTGCGAGTTTGTCGAATATTAATATGTCTGTCATATGATTAAAGAAGTTAAATTCTGCGGACCTGCCGCAGGGGCTACGACGGATAAATTTGACGGACCGGAAACTGGAACTGAAAACTCAACAGATTCAAGATTTGCAGGACCAAGATCTGGAGCTACTTGGGACAGATTTTGCGGCCCGAAGGTAGGAGCAAAATTTGAAACGATTAAACACCCGTAATTTTTTCTTACAACCGGGCTTCGTCTTTTTGTAAAAGTTACTTCGGCCTCTTCATCTCTATCTATGTCGCAGTATGCTTTTTTAACTGAGCCCGGAAACCTTTTTGCTTGTAGGCCGAAATATTTAGGACTTACACCGAATTTGATGTAGTTATCCTTATTATACTTCTTATTTTTATATGCTCGGCTCATGTTAAAAAATTTGCACTACTCGGCTGGCATTTGAAGCACATCTATTCTCCCCGCTCTATGTCTTTGAACTGCTACCGTATTTCCATCTCCACTAATCGCAACTGATTTTCCAACATCGTTTTTAGTCGGTTCTGTTCCTGTTCTCCTTACTCCGTTAATTTCAGTTACAAGCTCCCAAGGGTTCGTTCCAGAGCCTTTATCTCTGTATATTATAACCTGCCCTCCTGAGTCATTACTGCTCCAGCCGACGCTGTCGAGGTCTGTTACACTTCCATCCTCAGTAAGAAAAGCACTTCCATAAAGTGCGTTTACAATAACCAACAGCGAACCATCATTGCTCATTGCAAGAGAGTTACCAAAATTAAAATCTCCATACGGCCTGTATTGCGACAGAGATGCGTTCCATTTCTCAATTACAGTTCGTTGACCATAATTTTCACTAATGTTACCCCCAGATGCTGCAACAATGGTCCCGTCTTCACTAATCTTATTTCTTGTTTCATGCGTACTAAAGCTGCTGCCAGATGTATATCCGTATGCGTTTAGGATATCCTCTACAAAAATGTATTCGGAGTTAACTCCATCCCACTCCCACACCGAGTTTTTCAGCATATTCTCATCGGTGTGTAACACCTTAGAACCGTCTTCGGTTATAGAAACACTGCTCGTAGCTAACCAATTGCTTGATGTTCCATATACCGAGCCTTTATGAACCCACTTTGAGCTATTGTATTGAAATACTTTAAAATATCCGGGCCTATTTGAACCCACATTCTGCGGATCAGATCCGACTACAATGTATGTGCCACTTTTATTCAGGGCGACACCGCGCCCAAGGTGTTCATACTCGCCATCTCCCATTATATAAGTGCTACCAGTATTATTTTGATTAACATCATCTATAGTATCTTGCCCCCATCTTGACTGGGAAGCATCCCACCGAAATATTTCAACATTTCCGTTGTTATTGGTCTCTTGGGAGTATGTTGCACCGCCATCAAACCAATCATTGGAAACAGCTACTACATTCCCGTCACCACTTATATGTATTCTTGTAGTTTCCCCTGTCGAGGTAGAACTCCGTGCTTTACCTAGACTTTCTATAGGGTCTCCTTTTACAGTCCATTGACCACTGCTGTCACTGCGCTCATACACCAAACCCTTACTCCCACCTACAAATGCAATAGTGTTCCCATCGGTACTGAGAGACATATTAGAAGGATCGCTGTAAGTAATTGAAGACTCGCTGGCGAAAAAGCTTTTAATTTCAACACCAAGATCTGAAACTCCGGAGTTTGGTTTAACAGTGTCTGAGGTTAAACCAGTAATACCAGTTGTTGGAACTATTATATCCGAGCTTAAATTCAAAGGCCCGGCGGCTGGGCTAGCTATTCCACTTAATTGACTTGGGCCACTAACTGGTACAACCACAGTCGAACTTAAGTTTATCGGCCCAACATCAGGAGCGAGATCTACTGTCTCTAAAGAACTCGGTCCTAATTGAGGAGCTACTACCATTAAATTAAGACTAGAAGGTCCTACTTCAGGAATTACTGTAGTCGAAGTTACACTTTCCGGTCCTAATTGAGGAGCTACTTCGCCAGTGCCAAGTTCTAGCGGACCAGCAGCAGGAATAGCTATAGATGAACCAAGAGATACAGGGCCAGCTTGCGGGACTACAGCTGCAGCCACCATTAAGGTAGGGCCAAAAATAGGTTCCGCAAATGCCAACCTTGTTGTGTTAAAAGGTCCTCTTGGAGGGTCTACATGAAGACCGGGCTTTTCAGCCACACCCGCACGCTGCTTTGGATATAAACCATCCAAATCACCATCTCCGTCAAAATCACCAAATCCCAGTTTAATAGAAGCACCATGAGATGCTTTCTCTTCAAGATACTCAGGATTATATTTCCTTTTGTATCTTCTTTGTGAAATATTAGTTAGTTTTTTATGACGGTATATGTGCGGGAGTTTTGACATTAAGCAACGGCACTCATAATTTATTGTTGGTATTGGTTCATGCCTCGTGGGTTGCTATTACCCATACCGGCGGTTGCTGCTGAAACTCCATCCTTTGGCTCATTGGCATTCTCCATGGCCGATGCATTATCACCAAGCATCTTGGCAATTTCTGCTTCGCTCTTTGGATCGGGCGGTGCTTCCTGAGGTAGTAATTCATCCGTTCTTTCAAATCCCATAGCATCAAGAATACGCTTGAGCATAGGACGAATGAATGGACGCATTTCGGGAGGTGATTGAAAATATCTATCTTGTGTTTGCAATGCGAGATTTGCTTTCTCTATAGCCCTTTGACCTTGATCCTGAGACAAGATGACTCTGGTATTTATACCAATGTTTCTGATCGCATCCGGAGTCATTACTCCAAAGGCTCGAACATCGCCTTCCATGTATTCAAAGACTTCTTCTTCATCCATCGTTGCCATGGATATTTGTACAAGTTTAGTCAAATGCTCCTCAAATCCACGAACAATTCTACGCATCCAACGACGACCAATCTTAGAAGCTTCTCTTAATGTTGCTTCGACTCCAGTCGCTGTATTAGCAGGAGCTAAGGCTTGATAATCTCCCTGTGCCATATTGGAAACTCCTAGCCATAGTTGGACGATACCAAACACAAAATCAATTAACTCTTGCGTCTTAATATCAACATTAGGAATCGCAGAGAATTGGATGAAGTCATCAATGTTATATTGATCCTTCAATTCGAAGATCTTACCAGCGTGCAGTTCAACATCCTCAGGCTCATCCTCTACGGCCTGTGGGTTAACACCCATGATCGGATTGGCTGCGAGTTCATTACGATAGCTCTGAGAATTAAACTGCTTATCGACATACTCCTGAAAAGATCTGATCCTTTCGGGAAGGCTTTTTCCGCACCACTTGTTTCTATCTTTTCCGATAGAAACAGCGGTGTAGGGAATGCGGTTATCTGGGGTAAGCTTTGCTACAAATTCGTAATATAAAATCTTTTTGGCCTCAGGGTCTACAAACACACAGAACTCTTGAGGATCACCGGTACCAAGAACATCACGCTTAACCCAGCATTCAAGAATCTGAACACTTGGATTTTCTTCATTATCAAAATCTAAGTTCTCGATTCTATCTTCGTTCTTCTCGATCGGACTTCTGGGGTTGGCGTCTTTGTTAACCAAATTGAAATAGTCACCAAAATTTATCCATTCACGCTCGAGGAACATCTTCTGAGCCCAGCGCATATCTTTATCGTAAAGCTCTACTACGATATCGGCGTCCTCAAGAGACTCTGCGGTTGTCGGGCATAGGAAACGATCAGAGTCTATAACCTCTGACCTAGGACCTTTGTACTTAACCTGCTGGGTTGGAACACCCTGAGGTAAAGGTTGAAATTCATGAACACCGGGTATCATCTGAAAGCTGGGATCGGAGGCAAGCCGAAGCTCTGACTCACCGGTCATTGGATTCATCTCTGGGATAAACTGTGCCTCACCTTCAATAATCGGACCTTCACCAGGAATCTCCTCAAACTCGCCTCGTTCGTTGTTGAATAATCCGTTTCTCTCATAATCGTACCAAGTAGATACTTCTTCCTTGTAGGTGGATTTTAATACCAAAGCCCGTTGGATAAATAAATGGAGATAGGATTCTTCCAAACGCTCACGGGTTTGGCCTTTGTCCTCAAGCTTCCAGTTAAAGTATTTGTCGTAGGCTTCGGCTGATTCCTGATCTCCTGCTCCCTGGGCCTCAAATTTAAAGTATGGGCTTGTGCCTGTGATCTCATCTTCAGCCCTAGCCATAAAGTGATCGACCACAAGACTGGTCATAGGGATGGATAAATTAGAATTACTAAAAATACTGTCGTACCCTACCCGATCAGTTCGATCATTATGGTACATCTTCCAAGAAACTTTATCATGCTCAATACGCTCACGGTTGTCCTCCTTGAGCTGCTCTACTCGATCGAGTAAGTATTTTAGGAGTTTATCCTCCTGTTTTTTGTTTATCTTTAGATTGGTTTCCATGTTTAGATAAGAGCGAGCGCCTGAGCTTTTTTAATTGTTGCGGTTAGCATATTTAACTCTTTTCTCTCAAGGTCTTCAATCCGTTGGGATTTTTCAGAATGACTCAACTTAGAGTTTTCAATTTTCTTCTTTAAATCTCTAAATTTAGATAACCTTCCGTCCATGTACTTCATTTGAGGTATCCACTGCAGAACATTAGCGTTTTTCCGTCTTATAATAGCCGCTTCAGCTGGACCGACTTTTTGTGCATCAGCTAATGCGTCTTTAACAGGGAGAACGCTATCTCGAAGATTGTAGTATGCTCTGCGAGTTGCGCTGCCATATGTGGTAGTTTTTAAGAATCTATTAACGATAGGAGCTTTATTTATGTCCAAATCATATTCTTTTTTGCTACTAATTAATGGATATACTAAATCGCCAAACATATAATTAATGATCTGACCTGGACCTGCAGTGTAACCCATTACAAGATGCTCCATCTCAGATCCAGACATATCAAATTGATACTCACCCCTTGCCTTAGCTAGTGCCGGGTTACCTCCAAATATACCGCCAACAGATCCTTTGATGTTATCATCGCCGCCCATGAACTTGTTTATCGCTTCAGAAGTACTGGTCCAAAACTCCTGCGTTCTTTTTGGATCCATTTTAAATGCCGGCTCTTCCGACCCGAATTGACGGTCGTCCTTACGGATCGGTGATCCCATAAAATTTTGATTGGCCATAAGATCAACGATCGGTTGACCGAATGAAGGGACAAACGCACCTGATAGAGTTGCACCACCGATCGGATTGAACGCATTCATTACAGAAGTTGCGTTACGGCTGAACCAGTCCAAGGGCCCAATACCTCCGCGCCCAGTCCAATAATTAGCCACAATATCAGCAGTAGTCTGACCGAGCGCCCAGAACACATTATATCCAAGAGCTAAAGGAATACTGAATGCACCAGTATCCCTACCTGTTTTATCTTCAAAACCGGGTATCTTGTTAACACCTGGAATGATAAGGCTAGTGTCTCTTTTGTAAGAGCTGATCGTATCGTAGTCAGGCATCTCCTCATCGTCATCGTCATCGAGAAGACGGTTAAACATAGCAACACCGAAGGATGCAGCAATAATGCTACCGAGAAGCATTTTACGCTCCTGAGGAGTACGGTTTTTGAGTGTTCTGTAGAATCTGTCTGCTGAGTTCATCGATGCCCCGAAGAACACAAACAAAGAGCCGAATGACTGCGTAAGGTTGCCTTTCTGATTGAAGTCTACGGTTACATTACGAGAAATTGTGGCTGCTTGCTGAGGCGTTCTTCCCGCTTCAATTGCAGACCAGAAAGAGGACATACGAATTGAGTTTTCAACCGCGCTGTTAGCAGAATCAACATAATCAACCATAGACTTGAGAAACTTCTTAGCACCCTTCTTCGATTTAGGCTTCTGGTCTCGTAGTTTCTCGATTAGCTCAGGAACAGTCTCGTGTTTAAAATATCCAATCTTAGCACCCGCAGCTTTTGCAAACTGATACATTTTAGCGTAGTCACCTGATTTTAATATTTCCTGAGCACTTGCTATATCCATGGGGAACTTACCAGGAACTTTCTCACCCTTAGCCAAAGCTATTTCAGTTTTGAAAATAGCTTTCATAAAACCAGTTAGACGTTTACGCTGAAAAGTACCTTTAAACACATCTTTCTTATCAGTTTCCGACAAATGAATCGCGGCACTCTGCAAGTCACGGAAGAAGTTGGGAATGATGAAAGCGGGGTTTAAGGATGTGAATACACGAGCAAGATACCTTGTTATGGTATTAAAAACTCCTAGTACTCGTGGGAGCGCCTCATATCTAAGATTCTTTATCGATACAGCAATCCTTGCTCCGCCTGGCTTAAACTTAATCATGTGCGGCTCACCCATTTTACGATAGACAAATAAAAGCGGGTCGTTACGCATGTTTTGCAGCGACGAGTCTATCGTCTTACGGTACATCTTAAGACCAGGCACATCTTCACCGTCTACGACTACTTTCTTCTCCTCTATCTTGTAGCCTTGCTTTACATCTATTTTGCTGGAATCTTTTTCGAATATCTTATCAAACTGTTTTTTGATCTCAGCTTTTGTAGATTCATCAAGATTTTGAAGCTCGGCTGGTAAAGTGCTTTCCCCCTCGTTTAGTTCAGGGTAAGAGATTTCTCTCATATATTCGTAGATTCTACCAAAAGCCTGGGATACTGTATTCTTATGTGCTCGGATCGCGGCATTGAAATATTGAGACTGAGCAACTGCGAATACAGTATTCGGATCTGGAGCTATGTTGTTAAGCCTACCAAAAGCACCCTTCTGCATCAGAACGTGCTTTGGTTGATCCCATCCCTTACCTGCGGATGCACTGGATTTACCTACTGCTTCGTATGCCTGCTCGTTATCAAATAATGTCTCGGTCTCACCCTCGAATCCCTGCATCGGAGCATATGAGTAGTTATCTTTAAGTTTAGCTTTAGAATGCTTAGATATGTCATACTCGGACATGGAAAGTACCATGGCCTTCATCTCGTCAAGATCTCCTTTACGGATTAAACCACCCTCCTGCATTAGCTGCAAAGCCTCGCGGTTCATGTCATAGAAAGCCTGTAGAGGGTTTGTTGAATCGCCAATGAATCCGGATATGGCTGAGGTTTTTTCCATTTCCTGCATCTGCTCAATAGCATATTCAGTATCGATACCACTCAGCGAATCGCCGCGTTCATTCAGCATTTTCTGCAAGCCTTTATACTCAGCACTATCCGGATCAAGATCCTTAAGATACTCCTTGTACATCTTCTTCAACCTTAGGTTTCTACTTGGAGCAGCTCGGAACAAAAGGTATCTGCCAAGCATTTCATTGGAAACACCGTGCTTCACCATCGCATCCTTGATAGGTTGGACAAATTGGATCTGAGACTGCTCTACGGTATTATAACCCTTACCATAGTACTGATGCCACAAGCCTCCGACATCTATTGCATCAATAAGATTCTGATCTTCAATCCCTATCTCTTTAAGGAAATTCTCGACTACCTTTTTTACGGGAGCAGACTGATCGATTACAGCGGTCTGAAAATCAAAATTCTCGAGAGTTTTGCGATACTTGTCTTTAGTCTCATCATCAAACCCAGCTCTTTCGGCCAGACTCTTTAGCAGGCTCAGACGAGTGTATCTGTCCTGCATGCCTGATGATAGTGCATAGCTCGAACCAAGAGCTATGTCATCCGGCTGGCCTTTTTCTATTTTTTTCCGGGCGTTGTAATTATCTGTTTTTGCCTTAATCCCTGGCTTGAGTTTTTTGTAGTATTCGTTGTGCCAACGCTTTAATTCATCCCAATTTACATCATACGCACTTATAGAAGCGGGTGGACCGACCTGTTCAATATACTCAGGATCAAACTCTTCATCAGGAAGCACTTTTTTGTACCATTCGGGAGGTACGGCTCTATTGTCATTAATTTTTTTAGAGAATAGACGCCAAAGCTCTTTACTATTTTTAGGAGCGTTTTTTGGCAGATATTCAAATTTAGACCAGTCGATATTATTAGATTTAGCCAGAAGGTTCAGTTTGTTCGTGTCAGGGATTGTTTTAAATGAGCTGTTAAAGCTGGAACCGAGAGCGGAGTCTCCGTCTATCTGCTCAAACAAGAACTGCTTCTGCTTCGGACTCTTCTGCCCTGCGACCTTTGGCTTTTGGCCTACGGTTTCATCCTTTAAAATTAGCCTTCTGAATGTTTTGTAATTACCGTGCTTCTTAAGCTTTTGGCTGTATGCATAGTCTTCAAAATTCTTGGTTGGCTTAGGTAGCTGAACAAATTTCCAGAAGATATCGTTGTTTCTAAAAGCATCAATTACTCCGTCCAAAGTCAGATTGTCAGAGGTCTCAAGTCTGAAGAGTGTGGGCATGATCTTCTTGTCATCAGATGCTTTGGCATCGTGTTTTTCAATCTTGCTGAATATTGGATGATTTGCAGATGCAAACGACTGAGGTATACTTTTATTCTGTATAGCCCGACCAGGCATATCTGAAGTAGACTCTTTTTCTAAAGAGTCTTCACTAAACACTTCTCGGTTAGTTTTTCCGGAATCAAACTCGGTGTTTTGGAAAACTCCTTCAGGTAGTTCGCCTTCTGCGTCATCAAGATGCATGAGCATATTTCGCTGCTGAAGATTACCTCCGGAGGCCATGTTCTTCGATGTTTTATCTTCATCAAGAGATACACCCTCAGAGATACGAAGTCTTCCTGCATCGGCCACAGCCTTGATCAAAGGCAGAGTCATTTCGGCCATAACCTTAGGATCAGGCACACCGTCTGTGAACATAGTTCCTTCTACGCGGTTCCCATTAACGAAAAAGCTCTTACCATCAAAATTCCATTTGTGTTCGGTCTCTTTGTTTAGCTGTGCGGCAATTGATTCAGGATTTAAACCTACTTTCTGGTATGCTGCTGTAATAAACTTGAACCAAATATACGGAAGAATCCCACCGGCTGGTCCGCCAGGTAGTTGCTTAAGCTCTTTACCACCGCTTGCCAAAGTTCTTTCTGTTTTACTAGAAGGCTCCCACGCGAGCTGCCCCATTGTTTTAACAATATTACCGTTATTTTCGTTAGTCTTTTCAACAACATGTTGTACGAACTGAGCTACACTCACATCGTTACCGGAAGTAACTCCTTTTTTAGCTTCAGCATCAAAATCAGAAATAGTGTCAAGCACCATTCTGGAGTATGCTTCGTTTGCTTTCCCTTGAGCTGATTCGGGTAGAGCTCTGTTGTTGCTTGCGTATCTCCATACACCCTGCTTGCGGATAACTTTTACCTTCTTGTTACCACGAGACGGCATCTCGATCGGAGTAGACATGTCCTCAGGAGGTGTCGAAGATATTTGCTTTCTCAATCTTTGCTCAATCGAGAATGCACGAATTGGATCTGCAAGCTCGGAGAATCCAAAAGTGGTTGTGTGTTCAACAAAATTAGTACCTTCTTTTTCTCTACCTTCAGAAAACATTCTTAATGTAGAAATACCTTCATCAATCGCACCTCTCTTAAAATCGGCACGATTTTTACCTTCTCCTGATATAACCTCCTGATCCTGCTCTCCCGCAACTAAAAACTCATAATCATCACCTAAAGATTCTAAACCTAAGAATCTGAAATCCTTAACTTCCTTTTTCCGGATAATCTCTTCATCCAACTTAGCTTGGGCCTCTTCTTTAAGGGCTTCGTATTGTCCGAGGAGTTCCCTGAGGCGGGCTGCATTTTCAGTGAGTAAACTGACTGACAAAGGGCGCTTATCCTGCTCTTTCAAGGCTCGCTCTTTCTCGATCTGAGAGTAGGTTACTCTACGACCAACAAACTTGCTGTTAATGACTATGAGAGATTCATTGATGGCATTTTCTCCTAGAGTATCTACTGCATCGAAAAGAAAGCGTCTTTGCGGGCCTCTATTGCTAGATGTGCCCGCATCTTTTTTGATATCGCTCTCTATGTAATCAAGCATCTTGTTGATTGCATCTTCACGATCCTGATAAAACAAAAATTCTGTGAGTGCAGATGTCCAGGGCTTACCGCTGTGAACTTTGGGAAATAAACCTGCGGATTCTTCGCCCTGCATATCGGCCAATGCAAAAGGATCAAATATGATGTTGGCGAGAGCTCGCTTCATTCTAGTAATAGAATCTTGGCGACTAAATTTATCAGGACCTATACGATCAGCTCCAAAATCTTTATCTGCTTTAGATGACTCCTTTGAGTTTTCCTTCTCAAGCCTCTGAATTTCTTCCTGCAAGAATACAGCTCTACGCTCAAGGATATTCATTATCCGTTGAAGCTTGTATCCGCTAAATTGTCTGTCGTCTAAAATCTCAAGCTTAGATCCCTGTGCAACTTCGTAGATCACTGTCTCCTCAAGGCGTAATCTTTCCATACGCCCATTGGTCAGCTCGCGGGTAAATCTTTTTCCTGTTTCGCGCATCTGCTTCTTATCCATCATATGCTGACGGAAAAGAGCCATGGCTGCATGAGTAGTTCCACCATTCTCTACCTGAAAATATACGCGGTCTTTGCGGGGTCGTTCGTTACCTGCGTCATCCTTAACAAGATTAGTCATAGGCTTTTCCATAGCCTTCTGAGGAAGTCCGGCCGATGCACGGGCGGCGTCAAGCATGTTTAAGTAATCTTCTACGGTACCATCAAACCAAGTAAGCTTCTTATCTTTATCGTATATGTGTCGGTTGAAAGCTTGCTTAATTGCAGGGTCTGCCGGGCGGCCTATAGATACTCCTTCAGCCTCACTAGCAACACCGTTTTTCATATCTTCGACAAGAGAGTCCTTACCTTTACCAAAATGCTCGATTATCATTTCGTCGGTAAAGTCTTCAACCTTGGTCATCGCACCGTCAGAAACCTCATACAGGCCACCGTTACCGTTTTGATCGATCTGTAATGTGAGCTTCTTATTGTCGCGGGTAATATCTTTTGTCTGAACCGTTATCGGTTTCCGGGCAGGTGCATCGGGAACTTCACTTTCGGGGATTACATTACCTTTAGTGTCGTATACCAAGAATCCTACTCTCTTAGGTTCTTGAGCCTTTGTCTTTACCTCTTTCTTTTCAGCTTTCCCGGGTTCAGGAACAATACGCCAGTTTGTGTACTGCCACAGTACATTTGAAGGATCATCTACCTTAGTTTTTGTACCTTTTCGGTCATAAATCTTGTAACCAGATTCAGAGTTATAGCTGGCTAGCTCACCAAGTGTCATGCGGCGCAACTTACCATCAACCTTCACTTGATACTCAAAATGCGGAACATCGCGCCAATCGATTTTTTGCTTCTCGGGCTCGATCGCAAGGAGCATGTCCTTCATGATCTTGATATTTGCTTTAAGCTGTTTTATCTCAGCAGCTACCGCTCCCTTTTGAAATGCACTAGCTTGTACTGGTTTCTTCTTGGCTTTGGCGGGAGCTTTCTTAGCAGGGGCTTTTTGGTCCTCAATTTCGTAAAACTTAATATACTGATGCTGACTTTTCTTTACCCTCTTTTTTAACTCACCTAGTTGGTAACCGAGTTTTTTATCAAACTTCTCTGGTTTACCCTTTAGCTTTTTAGGATCTTTTGGATAGAAATCGGCTAACTGTCGGGTTTTAGGATTGAGATAAACATATTTACCCGGCCCATTTTGTTTGACCACGACATAACTTGATCCGAGGGCGGAATCTTCAGTCTTCTGCCTTTTCTGAGCATTCTTGCTAAGAAGTCGTTTAGGATCTTCTAAATACTTAAGTCTTTCTTCGGATTCGACTAATCGACCATTTATAAGAGCTGCAGCTCCTTCAACTTCCTGCTCGAATTGTTTGTAGGCTTCAACGACTCTTTGTGCATCCGGCTCTTTGGAGCTTACAATTTCTGTAAGATCATCGGCTACTCTTGCACCAGAAAGAACTGCAAATTTTTGGAGCTCTTTAATTTGTAGCATCTCAGCGATGATCTGGCCGTGTGTAATATCTGCTTTAGTTAATGCTTCAGCCTGTTTTTTGCTTTCCTTATCACCCCGTGCGATGAGCTCGTCTTTTCTCTCCTGCAATAAATTTTCCTGTATGCTGTTTGAGCTTTTTTCAAACTCCTTCTCGTTCATCAGGGCTTTTGTATTTGCCGCTGTTATTTTACGAACCTTGCTCAGATCATTCTTACTTGTGCGGGTAGTTAAGTTCTGGACAATGTTTATTGAAGATGTGCGAGAGTCCGTAATTTTATCTACTTCTTCTTTTTGCTGAGCTACACGCTTGGTTCTGGTTTCATCTTCTGATGCTATCTTACCATCTGGGCCAACTGATTCAGTTCCTCTATCCGGTACTTTTGTAGTTAGCTTATCGACCGCTTCTTTGGCATCTTCGCCTTCCAACCCTTCATATATCTTGGCAGTAGCTTCGGTGTCTTCCACACCTATCTGGGCCTCGGCTAACGGGCGAACCATATCGCGAAGCTCTCGCTTGGTGTACAGGCTCATATCTGTCGATAGAACCTTTTCGCCAATGATCTGATTGATCATGTTGACCAGGCGTTTGGCTTCGTCCAATCCTTGAGTTTGGGCAACAGTGGCTACTTCACGCATCATGGCATTTAAGCCATCTTCATCCCCCATTTGGCTAAGTTTGTTCTCACCCTCGAAGAAACGGTATTTCATTCCTGGGCGTTCATGCTGAAACTGACCAAAAGTTACATTGTTTCCAAGCCCCTCTTTGAACCCTCTTGGTGTATATCCCATGAACTGAAGAATCCTTGCATCAAGCATAGCCCGCTGCTCGGCCTTACCGCCCTGAGCCTTGGATCCTGCGAAACCTTCGACCATTGGATGAAGCGTATTCTTAAGAAAGTTTTGCAACTCGGTCTTTACCGAATTGTCTGCTGTATTTCCTGTTAAAACACGAACAAAGTTATGAGCGAACCACTCTTCTGCCTGCTGCAAAGAGCTCATATTTTTCATCGCGGCATCTATCTTTTTCTGACCCGCTTCATCCAATGCAGAATACTTCTGATTGTGATTCTTTGTATCATACTGAGCCATCGTGTTTTTCTGCTCATCGGGTCCAATAGCCGCATACAAATCAGTCAGCTCCTTTGTGGAAACACCCATAAGGATACGGGCAAAGTGACTGCCCTCATGCAAGAATACACCTAATGGATTCTCAGGGATTGTCTTACGATTGATAAAGATGACATTGTCTTCATCCCGGCCGACATCCTGATTGTCCACATGATGAAAAGATCCCTGCTGATTCTTGTCCGAAAACGGTGTACGATCAGCGATAACGATCTTAAGATTCTCCATCTGTTCCTTATTCGATGCATACATACGAGCCATGTTATCGGTAAGGATGTTCAGTGCATTCTGTCTCTCCTCCTCGCTCTGAAAGTTACCCTGATCTATAATATGTTGGGCTGCGGCCTGTGACGTCTCGAAGGTGTTATATACATTGGAGAAACCAGCCGCATCAATCTTACCAGTTCTACCCATCTCTGTTGCTTTATCGGCCGACAGATTAAACGGAACATTAGAAACATCCAGATTTCGTGTGGATGTGTACTCATACGCACCCCCTAGAAGACCAGGACCAAGACCGATTAAACCTTCCGCAGCAATCGCATTTGTGTCATACGCTTCGCCTGGTTCTTTTGTCCATGCCTGACCAAGAAACTCACCACCCATACCAAGAGTTGCATCAGCTGCAACATCAGTTCCAATATTTCTTGCTCTCTGAAAGGCAGTGAAACGAGGGTATGTCTTCTTGGATCTTGCCCAAGCCTTACCATCAATAAGCTTACCGCCCTTGAACGCATTACCACCATGGTGCAAAGCTGCGTTAAGACGACCAGACATCATACCGGAAGCGGCATCAAACAATGCAATCGGAAGTCCCTTCTTAATAGCTTTCTCCTTCATCGCATCACGAGTAATTTGATTATTCCAAGCTGCTGCGAATACCTTTGGATTCTTCCAATCAATATTTAACTCCTGCATACCCTGCAATATCATGCTGGAGTATTCGATCATTAGTGATGAAACACCCCAGTTAGCACGGGCGGCATACCCTGCACCGGCCAGTGTTCCGCCGGGTACTGGAGTTGCAAAACCAATAGCAGCACCGGTGGGGATGGTGTACATACCTGTTCTTACATACGCCGGAAGGAATGATGATAGTGACTCAACAAATAACTCAGGAATCGCTTCAGTATTATCAAATAATAAATTACTTACTGAATCCCACAGCCCTTTTGATTTGTATTGTTGGAAATTCTTAGCTGCCTGACTTGTAGGAATCTCTCCCAACTGTTCAGCAGCTTCAATAAATTTTTCAAAGTCCGATTGATCAGCAGCATTGAGGAAAAAATCGTCCGCATATTTGCTCATCTCGTTTACTTTTTGACCACGACGAAATGCATTTGCGATTGACTGACCCATGCGAGCAAAGAAGCCTTTCTTTTCAGTCTGCTCTACAATTTCATCGGTCAGTCCATACTCATTCGCAAGCTGAATGGTCTTGTCAAAATAGATTTTTGCATCGTCTATCTTCTTACGATCAGCGGCTTTTCGGCCTTTAGCAAAATAATCAATCTGTGCTTGCTCGTATGTGTCGTAAGATGCTCTTACCGCCTGGACAATCTTGGCGACATTTACTCTTTCTTCACCACCAAGCTCATTGATTGCCTGCTCTATAGGTACACCCTTGTACTCTTTGATTCCACGATCGCGGAGATCGCTAAGATCAAGAAGATCGACATCATTTCGGCTCATTCCTGTAGGGCGATTGTCCATCAACCCGTTCTGAGAAAACATGAATCCGCGATCCCGCATCTTTCGCTCCTGCGCCACAAGGCTTCTTCTCTTGCCAAACACTCCTGCGAAGTCACCGTCAGCAGCAGCCTGCATTCTAGCCTTCTGATCCTGGGAAGATACCGAAAGTTTTCCTGTTTTATAATCAGGTAAATCACCTACACCTCTTCTCGGATCCGTGTTTTCGAGGTTTATAACCTGGCCAGACTTGTAGTCAAAAAGTGGATCCTCAAAGCTGTAATTTTCAAGGGTCTCTGCCATCTGCTTACGGCGACTTGACGAAGATCCTGAGCTGGAAGACTTGTTCTTAAGCTGATCATCCATAGCCATGCGGGTCTGCATAGGTATAGATGTTAAATGATTCCTGAGTTTATCCTGCTCCTGACGGTAGAAATCCACCATTTCAGTTTTCTGATCACGCTCAGCTTTAAGTTTACGATATTGATCTCTTAAACCGTTCGGCGCATTCCACTGGCTAAACTGGCTAAGTGACTGGCGAGCTAATTTCGTATCGTCAGACTCACCGAAAAAACCATCCTTTTGCTGGCTGGTTTTTAGCGTTTTCTCGTACAGTTCATCAAGATTCCTAAAGTAGTCATCCTCGTTCTCAAACTCATCTATTGGATTAAGACTTTTAAAGAAAGGCATGAACTTGTTATCCTTAAAATCCTCATACCTTTTCTTTGCTATTGAGGCTGAGCTGTTAAACGCAGATACATCGCTATTTAAATACTGTAACTGCTTTTTACCCCTATCGTATGAGTCAAGGTACTCGTCTTCAAAAACATTCTGAAAAGCTGGCTGACCACTTGATTGCGGATCTACTGGCGGTTGAACCTGCTGTTGCTGAGGCATCGGCCCCCCAAACGGTTGGTATTTTTTCTGTACCGGTTTGCTGGTAAATTGACTTAGGCTGTCTTTTTTTTCGCCTGAGTAATCATCAGCCCCCAGATCTATGTCGTCGAAGAGGGACATTACTTAGGTCTTAGGAGAAAGGGTTGTGAATCTCGTCTTCGCCCCGATGCTTACGGAAAGAGTTTATGACATCAAGCTGCTGCCTTTGGGGCATAGCATTAATGTTACGCATCATGGTGTCAGTTCGGGGGGTAGGTGCAGTAGCAACCGGACCAGTATACTCTCTAGCTCGTGGTCTGAACTCAGTTCCAAAAGGATTGTTATCCGTGAAGCGTTTGCGGTTTTCGTCATCCTCATTGTCCTGCCTAAGTAGATTATTCAACATAGTCTTTTGATTCTGACCTTGAGGTGCCTGTATGAAACGGCCCTTCGCTGATCCTTCGTTAAAGCCCATAAAACCTTGGCTGCCGTATCTAGGTATGTATCTAGGGGTCGGTTTTTTAGCTTCTGCGGCGGGAGCGGGAGCCGGAGCCGGAGCCGTAGCCGGAGCCGGAGCATTATTCTCACGAGTCATGAACTCAGTTTTTGGCATGGCAGGCGTATCCGCTGTTGTCTGCTCCTGAACCATACTAAGATCCTTAGCCCTATCGTATTGAGGTGGGCGGACTTGAGGTTCAAATTCAGTTTCCTGAGGAATATTATACGGCATGTCAAGACTCTGCCCACCCCCAGCAACAAGATCCTCTGGCATTTTCCTAGAGGCTACAGAAGCTCCACCCGTTACTCTCGTAAGCTCGCGCTCAAGATCAGCATCGGACATATTATCAAACTCTTCCTGAGTTATATATTCCCGGGTTTGCGAAGCAGTAGAGGCTTTTGGTTGAGATTCATCGTAAACACCAGCAATACGTTTTTTAACAAATTTTGCACGCATTTCAGCTTGAGTTTTATCGTCTAATTCATCGAAAGATTTACCTGAAGATATAGCTCCGTAAGGGCTTCTATTATAAGTTTCACTTAAATCACGCTCTCTCGCGTCCATGATTTCCTGAATCCGCTCATTGGCTTTTGATTTCTTATCCTCGCCACGAATCTGACGACGCGCTGAATTAAGAAGATCACCTTGTATATTCTCCTGTATAGCCTCACCACGATCGCGCTTACCTTCAAAACTACCTATAGCCCTCCCTGTACGAAGCTCATTCATACCTGGAGATGCTAAATTCGGCTCCTCCGTCTGCTCTGGGCTTTGTCTGGATACAGGTTCATCTAAAGTGGCTTCAGGATTCCTTTTTTGCACATTTTCTTGATACTGCGGGTCATCTAAAAGTTGCTGCATAGATCTTCCACCAAGCTCCTTCTCAAGACCTGATATTTTATTTGTAAGACCTTGATTAATACTGCCAGTCCATGCATTGCGGAGCATCGGATTATCTGAATCCTTAAGATCATCAAACCCAAATATCGAATCTTTATTAGTATTTATCCAATCTTGATCAACTTCTTCAAGTCCGCCTAAAGGTCCACCACCCCTTTTTTGCTTTCTAGCGTAAAGTTTTCCGTCACGAGGTTCTAGCTTGTACATACAGAAAGAGTAGTTGCGGCTATTTAAGGCATCAACCGCTTGTAATTCTTCTTAATAGAACCTAGAGGCGCCCGCATGAAGCCATCAGGGCACATCATGGATGGATTTTTACGTAACATCCGATTGCTAATCTTTTTCTTCTTGGGACTCTTGAATGTCGTTGCACTGTCAATGTTATACAATGCAATAGCCGCAGCCAGGACATGATCATCATGATGACCCGGAGCTGCTTCCGGCTTTCCGCGATCATTAATTACAAAGGTTTTAAACTCTCTTAACACTCCTTCATCCGGGATATCCACATTCTCTTCTATAATTTCCGAAGCCAGATGGTCTATAACGGTCTTTCGTGTGATTTTATCCGTAGACCACCCAAAACTCTTCTCAACCATGCCCATAGAATCGTTATATTTACGCCTTCTATAAACAGATAGACCCATTTCCAGTAGATACTTTAATAATGCCAGCCCAGAATTGTTAACTTCGGGGATTACGAACGCATTTCCATAAAATCTAGCAGCCGCTTCAACCTCATGCGCTAATATGCCAATATCTACGCGCGAATGGTGCAATGCTACCAATCGGGGAACATGCCAATCGCCATGCCAATCCTCAAAGGGTGCCCTCCAAACCTGCACGGAATGGTAATCAGGATCTGCAGCCAAGCCCTGGGTCTGTTGATCCTCACCCGTGCATGTATCCGCAGATATTAAATACTTGGAATCATACTCAGGCTCATCATAAATCTTCCACATACCAGCCCTATCGGGCGTGAATGAAGAGTTTTTGCTGTCACCCTGAACAGCTAAATTCCCAATACGGCATTTCTGACCGCTACACGCTTTGTGCATAGAATCAACATTGGCCATATGAAACCTAGGGCGAGATGACATAAGGAAACATTCATCAGGATCCGAAGGATACTCCTGTCGAAACTTACTTAAATCACCGTTGCACTTGTCCTGGAGGACACGACGACGCCAATTCAATTGCTCATAGTTAACATCAAACCGTTTCATCTCCTGCTTCTCGTCCTCGGTCATCGTATCAATGAAGTCCTGCTTCATATCATCGTTCGCAAACGGTACTACGGAGTCCTCAAATTCAAACCAGGCGGCGAATATCTTGGCCCATTCATTGTCCTGAACCCATGTCCTATAGAACCAGCCATTCGGACCGTTCGGTGTGGAATCAGCCACAACCAGGGATACCGCATCCCCATCATATAAAGACTGCAAATAACCCAAAGCAGGGTCACGCTCGCCCTGCATAGGCCAGAACGCAACCTCCGTCATGTTACCAACCTGGATTGTTCCGCTTCTTCCCGCGTTTTTGGAACCCGCAGTTTCCTTTCCGTATTGGCTTCTTGTTTTTAGCTTTATCAGATCCGCGAGATTGCCACCGTCCTCCAGGTTTATTCCTGTACCGTCCCACGGAAAATGATCGTTTTCCGCGTATCTTCGATATATCTCGAACACTTTGTCCGATGTACCGCTTATGTCCCCCATCAGACTCCCGCTTAAGTTCTCGTACTTTCTCATATGATGATATGTCAGGGCTTGAGCGCATGTGCTCGCTCCCTTCTGACGAGGTTTCAGAATGATCATTTTGCATGGGAGACTTTCAATTTGGCATTTTCTGTAATGGGCGAACATACGCCTCTGAAGCGTATTGGCTTTTGGTTTGATATCTTTACCACGCTTATCTTTAATTACCGCAAATGTTGAAAACCAGACCTCCGGATCAATGCGGATGAGGTCTGCCAGCTGCTCAGGATCACTCACTTAGCACTTCCAACGTCTACGCGCTTGCCGAAGTCTGCTATTGGGGTCTTTAGCTGCCTTTGGAAATTTTTTCATCTGACCAGCAGAACGGGAGCAATAAGATTTACGACGCTTGGCCGATTTACTCCCCTTCTTTACTTTGCCGGTCACAGCTCCTTTGAGCTTGGATCCAGGGTTATCCTTACGATACTTCGCAATACCCTTCTTTGTCATACCAGCACCCTTCTTGGTTGGGCGTTTATGCCCTCCCCCAATCGTGTGCCCTTTCATAGAACCCTTCTTACTTGCCATAACCTTTACCTTTTTTTACTGCACTTCGAGCAGCAGGCTTTTTTTTTCTGGGCATGTTCTTAATAGGTTTCTTTTTAGCGGATACTTTCTTTCCGTACTTCATTACTTTTTTCTCTTTCTAATTGATGATGTTCGTTT